TGACACATTCAGAATTTCACACCAGGTTGGAGGCTTTAAAATTGTCAATCATAACCGCAACCGACCATTATTTAATTATCAAAGACAAATTTCAGTACTTGAAAAAAGAGGAAAAACAAAATTTAAACGCGTGGTTCAATCATTCGGAAAAGGTTGTTTTTGAATATAAAATGTCCAAACCGGACGAATACATCGGTATTTTGACAGATTGTTTGCACGAACAAATGGACGAAGTTGTCAAGGCAATCGAGGGGTTGAAATTAAAGGCATTGCGAGAACAACAAGATAATGGACAATAAAAAAGGGTACATTGAACCGGTTAAGTTTGACGCATTTTTCACAATGTTTGAACGCGTATTGGCTGAAAACCAAACGATTGAAACAAAGGACGGGAAACGGCAAATTCCAAACAACAACGCGATAATTTTTACCGATATGGAATTGGTGGAGGAAACCAACGACCGATTGCCGAAAAACCAACGAATCACAAAACGCACATTCGAGGGTTGGAAAAAGGCATTCAACGACGAAACACTATCGCCCGAAATTATGGAACGTTTTTTTCGGGTTTATAAAACCGCAATACGTAAATCAAAGGAAAAATTATTCAATGCGTTGGTAATTGACCATAACGGTTGGCAACGGTTCGCCTGGATAATGGAACGCAAGTTTTCGGAAACGTGGGGCAAAAAGGAAATCGCGGAGGAGGAAAAACCACAACAAATTCAAATCGTTAAAAACTATCAAAAAAAAATAGAATGAAAAATATAACATTAGTATTAATACCGGTTTTAATATTGGGCGTTTTTGTCAGTATTCAGAAACCACAACAACAAGTCATTCACAAACAAATTGAATGTCCGGTTGATACATTACAATACGAATACAATTGTAAATTGCAAAATTATTCTTTACTTTGGAGCAAAAAAAATATATTATGAAAAATCAATGTAATTGTGTGACCGTTGCGTCAATGAAAGTATGCGACGCAATATGCAACAATGAAAATAATTCAAAAGACCGTGCGTTCACCCCGGATTGGTTAGCAATCAAAAGCAAATTCGACAATTCGGAATGGTGTGTTGACGTTGAAATTTTGGAGGACAACGACGACGTTTCGGTTGTCCTGGAATGGTTGGAGCGTTGCCAAATATCAAAGGAATATATTATAGAGGTTTTTGAGCGCGTAAATGAAACCAACGTTGAACCGATTTATTCAAATGATTGCATAATCGAACTAATTGAAAACGAGGTTGCAAAACAGAAAATAAACGAATCAAAAGCAGTGCAAAAATTAGGAATCAATTTTGAAAATTACTATTTTTACATAAATAATCGAACAAATGAATAAACCATTATCAAAACAAGATGTTGAACGTATGGAACCGGGCGTTCTTTACAAAACGGTTGGAGCGAACCGGAAACAACGACGGGAATTTGTGAAATTCCAAACGTCAAACGACAAAATTGTTGTCCAAACAATCAAAATAAAAGGAGCAAAAAACAAAATAATCAAACATAATAAATAAATATATGGAATTTGAATTGACCGGTACAATTACCGAAATTAAACAAGTGCAAAAAGGGGTTGCAAAAGGGACCGGGAACGAATGGCAAAAAATTGAATTTGTCATTGACACCAACGCGGAATATGACAACATATTTTGTTTTGAAATTTTCAAAGCGGACAAAGTGGAACAATTCACGAAATACAACAAAGTCGGTGATGTTGTAAAGGTTGCATTCAATATTAAGTGCAACGCCTGGAATGGAAAACATTTCACATCGTTGTCAGCGTGGAAAGTGGACAACCGATTGGAGGGAATAACCAACGAACCGACACCGCAACCACAACCCGCCGGAATTGAGGACGACACCGACGAAATGCCGTTTTGATGAGTATTGAAACAAAATTGTTGCCTTGTGAATTATGCCACACGGCAACGCCGGAAACGGTATTAAATGAAAACGCTAGGTATTCAACAACGTCATTTCAAAAATGTTGCGAATCTTGTTATGACAAACGCCAAACAATTATTGACAATGAAATTGACGGACGAGAATAAAGAATGTCGCGGTGATTGTGGGGAAACAAAACCGGTCGAAGAATTTTATATAATTGGAGGGAACCGTGGTTCGTATTGTAAACCGTGCCACATTATTAAAGTAAATTCGGCGGTTCGTAATACACAACATAAGTTAAAAAAGAAATTTAAACCGGAGCCGGTTTATAAGTTGCGCGACAATTTCGGCATATTTTTTTAATTACACACAACGTTAAGGCTAACGGTCACAAACGCCCGTTAGATAAAATATGAAAGTAGAAATTAAACCCTTTTCAGTCAATAACGCGTGGCGGGGCAAACGATACCGAACCGACGCATATATCAATTGGGCGGAACAATTAGGTTGGATATTGCCAAACAACGTTCAAACGTTCCCAAAAATGGAATTGAACGTTGTTTTTGGGTTTTCGTCGGGGTCGGCGGACATTGACAACCCGTTGAAACCATTTATTGACGTTTTGCAACGCCGTTATTCGTTCAATGACAAACAAATCAAACGGTTGGTTGTTGATGTTGTTTCGGTCAAAAAAGGGGAGGAATTTATAGATTTTAAATTGAATGAATTATAAAAAAATCGAATTATCAATTGAGCAAACCGACGCGTTCGACACGTTAACCCAAACCAATGGGGTTTCCCGGTTGTTGTATGGAGGTCAAGCCGGGGGCGGAAAATCTTTCTTAATTTGTTTGTGGCAAATACACCAACGGTTGAACTATCCGGGAACGCGTGGGTACATTGGACGAACGGTTTTAAAACGTTTGAAAGAATCCGTTTTGGTCACGTTTTTTGACGTGGCAAACAACTTGGGGGTTGCATTCACTTATAACGACAACAAATCACACATTGATTTCCCGAACGGCTCGCGAATCGTTTTGTTGGATTGCGAATATAAACCGTCCGACCCAAATTTGGATTCGCTCGGTTCGGTTGAATTTACGGACGGAGCCATTGAGGAGGGCGTCCAGGTGAACAAAAGAGTTGCCGACATATTATTGACCCGGACACGTTACAAACACCACGAATTTGGATTGGAAAAGAAACAATTAATCACGTGCAACCCGTCCGACGGTTGGGTCAAAGACGAAATTATAATTCCGCATTTCGAGGGGTTGTTGTTACCTAAAAACAAATTCATTTCGGCGTCATTGGACACCAACCCGGACAAAGAATTTGTAAAATCGTATAAACAAACGTTGGAGGAATTAGACGACGAATTTGACCGGTCAAGATTGTTGCACGGTGATTGGTTCAGCCAACCAAAAACCGGGGGTGAATTTTACAAACGATTCGAGGAAAAAAACAATGTTTCAAATATTGCGTACAACCCGGAATTGCCGTTGCACTTAACGTTTGATTTTAACGTCAACCCTTATATGACTTTATTAGTTCACCAATTGGACGGGAAACACTTAAAACAAATCAACGAAATATGTTTGGAAACACCACGGAACACAACCGCCGGAGTTTGTAAGGAATTCATTTACCAATATGGGGAACACCAAAACGGGGTTTTTGTTTATGGTGACCCCGCCGGGAAACACGAGGACACCAGGACGGAAAAGGGACACAACGATTATACAATCATTGAAACGGAATTAGCGAAATTTTCCCCAACGTTTCGGGTCAGCAAATCCGCCCCGTCAATTGTTATGCGTGGAAATTTTATCAATCGTTTGTTTGAAAATAGAATCGAGGGTTGCACATTCACAATTGACCGGGAATGCTCAAAAACGGTTTCCGATTATACGCAAGTAAAGGAAGATATGGACGGTAAAAAGAAAAAAACAAAGGTTAAAAATCCACGTACCGGGGTGACCTATGAAAAATACGGTCATTGTTCCGACGCGAATGACTATTTGATTTGTTCGGTATTTTCGGACGAATACAACGCTTTTATTAGAGGAAACCGCGAGGTTGTACGTACTTTGTCAACAAACTCAAAAACATTAAGGTTTTAAAATGAATTACTTAATCAAACCGGATTATCTAAAACACATTCAAAGCGATAATTTAACCGTAATAACAGACGGAAACGACGCGTATTTGGACGAATGCGAGGCAATCGCAATTGAGGAAATCAAATCATATATTTCAAGCCGTTACGATGTGGAAACGATATTTGCCGACATTCCGGAATTTGACGTTTTATTGTCTTATGCAATAGGTAATTTCGTCACTTATTTAGACGTAATTTATAAATGTAATGTTGCAACAACACCGGGAAACCTACCAACCGACACCAATTTTTGGTCAGCAACGGACGAACGGTCGGCAAAAATGGTTTCAATTGTCGTTGATTTGTCATTGTATCATTTGCATTCGAGAATTAACCCGCGAAATATTCCGGATTTACGAGGAATTAGACGTGACGACGCGGTCAGATGGTTAACAGAAACACGCGATTTGAAAAACAACCCGTCATTTTTGCCGGTATTGGACGCCAACGCGGACGGTGTGGACGGTTTGAAAATCAAATGGGGGTCAAATGATATTACAACTAATAGTTATTAAAAAATGGAGTTATTCGGATTTGAAATCGGACGTGCAAAAACATTGGACAATGTGGTTGTGAAACAAAAAGAAGTGGAACGCATAATTGAGCGAATCACCCGTTCACAATTGCAAAGGTCAAAACAAGACATTGGAATTTGGCGGAGCGCAATAAATCAAAGCGAATCCGCAATGAATCCAAAACGAACCGAATTAATAAAGACATTCAAGGACGTTGTTTTGGACGCGCATTTGTCGTCGTTAATTCAAACCCGGATTTTAAAAGTTGTCGGACACGATTTTTCGGTTGTTGATTCAGACGGCGAAATTGACATTGAAAAAACAAAATTATTTCGGGACGAATGGTTTGAAAAGTTTGTCAATATATCAATGGAATCAATTTTTTGGGGTTACTCATTAATTCAATTCGGGGCGTTGGTTGACGACAAATTCGAATCGGTTGAATCCGTACCACGGGAATATATTATTCCGGAAAAAAGGGGCGTAATGAAAAGAATGTCCGATTCAAATAATTTAATATATTTTGACGAAAAGCCATTTAAACAATGGTTGATTTTTTTAGATTCCAACGGTTTGGGTTTACTCAATAAAGCAACACCGCACGCGATTTGGAAGAAAAACGCGGTTGGAAGTTGGGCTGAATACGTCGAAAAATACGGTCAACCAACAAGGGTTGGAAAAACGCATTCGAGCAACAAAGCGAACCGGGAAAACCTGGAATCAATGTTGGCAAATATGGGGTCGAATGGTTGGGCGGTTTTTGACAACGACGACGAATTGCAATTTTTGGAAACGAGCAAAACCGACGCACACTCTGTTTTTAACGAAATGGTTTCATTGTGTAATTCTGAAATGTCAAAATTGATTGTTGGTCAAACGATGACATCGGACAACGGGTCGTCAAGGTCGCAAGCAACGGTTCACGAAAACATTTTGAACGATTATTTCAAACACGATTTAATGTACATTTCAAACATTGTCAACAATAAATTGATTCCTTTAATGGTTGACAAAGGCGTTGCGCTGGAGGGGTTTACATTCGAGTGGGACACGTCCGAAAAAATGTCAATAAGCCAACAATTCGCCATTGATAACGAACTATTAAAAACCTACACAATACAACCGGAATATTTTATTGAAAAATACGGTGTTCCCGTTGAAACAAAACAAAACGATATAAACGACCCAACCGCAACAAATGTGTATTTCAAAAACTCAATTTCAAAGTATTACGAATAAGAGAACGGACGAAATCGTTTCATTGTATTATTCCGGATTTAGCAAAAATTCATTTGCCGGGTTGGTCAATGAAGTTGTCCCGGATTTTGACGAATTGTTCAGCGACGACGAAATTGAAACGTTGTCGGCGTCCATTTTTAACGGGGTCACGACATTGGATAATATGCCAACCGGCGTTTATATGAAAATCGGTTCAATCCTTGAAAACGCGGTGTTTACGGGGTTCAATGGAACACCTTTAGACTTTGCGATTGAATCACCGGCGTTTGATATGGTAGAAAGTTTACGTCAGTCAACGTGGGTGTTTTCCGGAGCGAAAACAAGTTCGCAAATATTAGAAATTCAGTCAAAAATATTTGACGAAAAAGGATTTAAACGTCCTTATTCAGAATTTAAAAAGGACGCAAAACAAATCTTTGAAACACACAACAAACATTGGTTGCAAGCCGAACACCAAACCGCAATCGCACAAAGTCGTTCGGCGTCGCAATGGTTGGAAATTGTGGACGGTGGGTTGGAGCTGCTACAATATCAAACGATTGGGGACGGTGTGGTGCGTCCGGAACACGTTAAGTTGGACAATATAGTCAAACCGGTTGATTCGCCATTTTGGGACACGTTTTTCCCCCCGAATGGTTGGCGTTGCCGTTGCGATGTTTTAGAATTGGAAACCGGCGACGCGGAAATCACGGAAACAAACGACAAAGAATTGACGGAGGAAACGCACCCGTTGTTTCGAATGAATCCAGGAAAAGACAAAATTGTTTTCAGTCCGGAACACCCCTATTTTGAATTAAAAGGGGTTAACGAACGTTTCAAAGTTTTGGCAAAAAAGAATTTCAACCTACCGATTCCGCCCCCAATGGTCCGACAAATACCGGTCAAGGTTGCACCGCCGAAAATAGATATTCCAAAAACAAAAAAACAATTAAGCATCGAAAAGGAAACAAAAGAGTTGTTTGAAAAAGTTGTTCCGGATAATTATGTTTCCGATTGGGGCGCGGAAATGCCGAATGAGTTTTGGAAGTTATTAAAAAACAAACCAAAATTAAAAATATTACCAACCAACAAGGCATATTGTGACAACGATGGAATGTTGGTCGCATTAGGAAAGCCGGAAATTTCACCACGTTGGAACACACCATATTTGAAGAAAAAAATCGTTGCACACGAATTTGGTCACGCAATCCACGACCAAACAAAAGAAATTGCAATTTCTTTTAATTCTGAAATGAAATTGGTCGGACGTGGAAAACCGGAATTTGAATCTTTTTTTGAAAAATCACAAAAACAAATCGGATTTGGTGGTCGGAAATTATCGGATAAAAAATTGCAGTCGGATTTGGGGCGACAAATAAATGAAATTTATAAGAAAAATAAAATGGCGTTTTATGACGATTTGTTCGAAAATAAATATAGTCCAAACGAAATAAAGGAAATGATGTCGGCAACATTTGACCACATCGGCGGTTTGACAAATGGAAAGTTTGGTGGTGGTCACGATATTTCGTATTATAGAGCGAATAGTGGTGTTGGTGGTCGTTGGGAAGTTTGGGCGCATAGTTCGGAAAATTATTTCGTTGGAAATGAATTGTTCAAATATGAATTTCCGGAGTTGTACGAATTATCAATCGAATATATTGAAAATTTTATCAAAAGACAATAAAAAAATGGACGAATTAGTTGAAAAATACATTGAAAAACACGGTTACAACCCGGAAATCCAATTTGGTGAATCAATGACGGAAAAAGAATTGTTTGAACATTTGAAAAAAGCAAATGGACGAAAAATTGTGATTCTATATGACAAAGGTTTTGATAAAATAAAACAAATTGTTTATAAATAATTAATGGCAAAACGAACGGATTTCAATTTCAAAGAAGTATTGAGGCGAATAACCAACGACCCAACATTGCCCCGGCGGTTGGGGTCAATCGCGGTGAACCATTTTAAACAATCATTCGTTGCCGGCGGTTTTACGGACAAAAATTTTGTTGCCTGGAAAAGGAGGGAAAACGACAAAACACCAAACCGTGCAACATTGGTTAAAAGTGGCGATTTAAAACGCTCAATTAAAATTCGCCGTGCAACTTTCAAATCGGTAATTGTTGGAACGTCCGGCATTCCGTACGCTGAAATACACAACGAGGGGTTGCCGGGAATAGCATTTGGAAAACATCGGTTCGTTATGCCTAAACGTCAATTCATTGGTGATTCGGAGGTTTTGGAAAAGAAATTGAAAAAACGAATCTTGCAACACGTCAAACAATCATTTAGATAAAATATATTATGTCAGTAAAAGCCTTATATTCAGCCATTAAAACAAAAATAGAAACGGACGTTCCGGAAATTAAAACGGTGCGATTGTACAACAACCAATTCGACAAAGACAACGTTGAAATGGCGTTTCCTTATCCGTGTTTATTTATAGAATTTACGTCGATTGAGTGGGAAAACGAACACGCCGGAATTTCGAGTTCGTCGGTTGCAATTGCGTTTCATATTGGGTTTCAATCATTGGAAAACGAAAACATTGATTTCCTTGACACAACGCAAAAAGTATTCAACACATTAAACGGATTTACAAACGAAAAATGGTCGCCAATGATACGGACATCAGAGCAACAAGATACCGACCACGGGAACGTGTGGGTGTGGATTCAAAATTGGTTCGTTGACAAATTGATTGATTGTTCCGGATTCATTTATAAAAACAACCAAACCGTCACCGTCAACACGTTGGAATTCACCGCGGAATTGGACGTTGACAATTTGGTCATTCGTACGGGTGACGGTCAATAAGAATTTTTTTCGTTCCTTGGTTTATGGTACAACCAATTTTCAACCGTTCGCGGGTGACAAATGAATCGTTCGGACAATTCATATATTATTCCCTGGATTTTTTCGCCGTTTTTCGTGCGCTCGTTGACTTCATTTTTTACGAAATCACGTTTCTTTTCAATGTATCGTTTTGGGTTGTCCATAGTTTTTTTTACAAAGATAAAACAATTCGTCCGAAAATACAATTGCCACGGTGTCAAATTGTTGGTAATTCGTTAAAATAGTTTCAAATTTGAGCAAATGAAAGATTTATATTTATACGACGCAATTACAACGGATTCCGCAACAAAAATTCACAACGAAATATTGGGTGCTGAAATGGACGGCGAAAACGAAATTACAATCAATATTAATTCGGTTGGCGGTTCAATTTTTGCCGGTTGGTCAATCATTTCGACAATGTTGTCAAAACAAAATGCGGGAATGATAATAAACACCCACGTTTCCGGAATTGGCGGTTCAATGGGGGGTGTTGTTGCAATGTTTGGGAACAATGTATCAATGAATGATTTTGCGTTGCTTATGATACACAATCCGTCGTTTGGAGGTCAACAACCAACCAATCCGGCGGAACGAATTGTCATTGATAAAATAAAAAATTCATTAATCACTATATTTTCCGGACGTCGTGGAATGGATAAAAACACAATCGCAAACGTAATGTCAGCGGAAACGTGGTTTGATTCGTCCGACGCAATGGAATTTGGATTGGTTGACAATATAGTCAATACCGGAACGGCAATACAAATCGAGAATAAAACATTTGATTATATTTATAATATGGTCAATTCTTTAATAGTAAAAACAAAACCAAAAACAGAAATGAAAGAAATTACAAACGTATTAGGCATTGCCGAAACCGACAACGAATCGGTTGTTGTTGAGGCAATCGAAAATAAAATTGGAGCGTTCGAAACAACGATTGTTGAAAAGGACGGACAAATTGTTGAATTAACAAATTCAATAACGGAAATGACCGAAAAATTAACAAACAACGACGCATTAATTGTTGAGTTAAAAACAAAAATTGCTGAAATTGTAGTGAATGAAGCAATTGCAAACGGTAAAATCGACGCAACATCAAAAAATGTTTGGGTTGAAATGGCGGTTAACGATATGGAAAAAACCGTTGGGTTGATTGCGTCGTTTAAATCGCAACCGGCAAACATTATCAACCAATTAGTTGTTGATAAAACAGAGGAAAAGAAAATGACATTTAAGGAAATGAGTAAAAACGACCCCAAAGGATTGCAAAATCTTATGAACAATGATTGGGAAAAATACTCAAATCTTTACAAAGAACAATACGGTGTTGCACCGGCGAAATAATCGAAACCGCAACGAATTAATTTAATATCTAAAAGCTAAAAAAAAACAAAAATGGCAATTCAAAAAGAAGTTTGGTTGGATTTAATCCAGGACAATTTGTATAAGGGTCAAGAATTTATGACAATGTCAGTGAATTTGGATTCAGAAGTTGGAAACAAAACGGTTCACATTCCACAAAGCGGGGCGAATCCGTCGGTTGAAAAAAATAGGTCGTCATTCCCGGCGTCAATAACTGAAAGAACGGACACGTTGTTGTCATTCGGTTTAGACAATTACACAACCGACCCAATAAGAGTTCGAAGACTTGAGGAATTACAAACAAGTTACAACAAAATGGAATCGGTTATGGGGTCACACCTTGCGGTTTTGAACGAAAGAATGGGGGACGAAACCGCATATGCGTGGGCGCCAACAACGGACGCAACATTGGTATTAAGAACAACCGGTTCAGCGTCCGCGTTAAACCTACCAAACGCAACGGCAACGGGTACGCGTTTAATCGTTACAAAAGACGACATTAAGAGAATGGCGCAAAAATTAGATAAAGACAATATGCCGAAAAACGGTCGTAAATTGTTAATGCCGGTTGATATGTATTACGAATTATTCAGCGATGCGGATTTGTTATCTACTGAAAAAATGGGTCAATTAGCATTGCCAAATGGTGTTGTAAACAGATTATTCGGTTTTGATATAATGGTAAGGTCAACGGTTGTTTTATACAACGAAGTTGTTGCGGGTGTTAAAAAGGCAATTGGTTCAGCGGACGCAATAACGGATTGTTACGGGGCAATTGCCTGGTCGGAATTTTCGGTGTGTAAAGCATTAAGCGATACGGAGGTTTTTGCAAACCTTGGGGTTGCTGAAAATTACGGCGATATTATTTCGGCGGAATTGAATTTTGGGGCGTCGGTTATGCGTTCGGATTTCAAAGGAGTTGTTGCATTGGCGCAAGGTTACGTTGCCGCTTAAATTCCATAATTACCGGGGCGGATTAATCGCCCCGGTTTATTAATTTTTATTTAAAAAAATCAAATGGAATATACAAAAGACGAACTACAAAAAAAAGCCGAAAATTTGTTCACAACTTTAAAATGTGAAAAATTATTCGCAACATCGGACGGCAATTTCTTTGAGGAAAAAAACAAACAATTTGCAATTGGTCATTCACATAATGGTCATAAATTATTTGAACTTGAAAAATTGACAATCGAAACACCGGAGGAAAAACCAAAGGAACAAAATTTTAAAAAACGTAAATAATGGCACAACCAATTATTAATTTCAACCGTGCGTCCGGCGGATTAGGACGCCCGGCAAGTGGAACCGACCACATTTCGGGGTTGTTGTTTTACAACGCCGTTTTGCCGTCCGGATTTGCAACCGACGACAGAATTAAAAAAATACAATCAATCCAGGACGCGGAAACGTTGGGAATCATTGAGGGCGGGACAAACTCGGTTGAATGGTACCACATCAACGAATGTTTCCGTATAAATCCAAAATGCGTTTTATACGTTGGTATATATACACCGTTAGCGTCGCAAATCTTATTCGATGCGCACGATTTCAACGAAATTTCATTAATTCAAACATTTGCGGACGGTCAAGTCAAACAAATCGGTGTGTTTTCCGAATCTTGGGTTTGGTCGTCGGACGTTGTTGTTGCAATGAACACGCAAGCGGTCGCATTAGCTACTGAAAAAAGGGGTTTATCCGTTTTATGGTCACCGAATTATTCGGCAACCGTTGACATCACGGTATTACCAACAACACGTGTTGCTTCAAAATATGTTTCCGTATTAATCGGACAAGACGGTGCAAACGTTGGTTCAGCACTTGCGATTTCAAAAGGGTTTTCGGTTGGCTGTATAGGATTAGCAATTGGCGTTTTGTCAAAATCGGCGGTTCACGAATCAATCGGTTACGTTGGAAAATTTAACGTTGTGACGGGTGCGGAAATGGACGTTCCGGCGTTTTCAAATGGTCAATTGGTCAAAGATATTTCGAACACCGCATTGGACACGTTGGACGACAACGGTTTTGTTTTCTTAAAAAAATATACCGATTTTATAGGTACTTATTTTCAATTCGGAAACACGGCAATTGCGACAACATCGGATTTCGCAACAATCGAAAACAATAGAGTAATTGAAAAGGCAATCCGTTTAACGAATGCAAATCTATTACCATTGTTAAATTCGCCGTTGACGGTTTCGGATTCGGGGACATTAACAGAACCAACCATTGCAACATTCGAATCGTACGCAAGTAAAGGAATTGAACAAATGGAGCGTGACGGGGAATTGTCGGGGTCGCAAGTAGTGATTAACCCGGCGCAAGATGTTTTATCGAGTTCAAAAATTGAAATCACTTTAAAATTGATTCCGCGAGGGGTTGCAAAAGTGATTGAAGTTTCAATTGGGTTTGCTACTTCATTAAATTAGAACTTTTAAAAGAAAAAAATTATGGCACAATGCTTAATAAATGGAATTGCTTATGATTGGGGACAAATCGTTGTTTCGGTTTTAGGGTCGCCAATTTACGGAATCACCGCGGTAAAATACGAGGAAAACCAAACGATTGAAGATTCGTACGGAGCGGGAAACTTTGCCGTTGAACGTGGATTTGGTCAAGTAGAATTTACGGGGTCATTAACTTTGCAAATGAAAGAAATCGAGTTGTTAACTCTTATTGCACCAAATAGACGTATTCAGCAAATACCGGAATTTGATGTTGTTGTTTCTTACTTGAATGCGGGGTTGGTAGTCAATCACGTTTTACAAAATTGTAGATTCAAAAACAACGGACGCGACGTTTCGCAAGGCGACACGACAATTGAAAAAGAAATCGAATTGGCGGTTGGTTGCATAAAATGGTAAAAATACAAACCCCTTGCAAGTTGTAAGGGGTTTTTTTAAAACAAATCAAACAAACAAAACAAATGGAAAATCAAACAGAACAAAAAATTGTCAATGTTGAGGCATTGAAAAGAAAACACGGAACGGTTTATTCGTTAACGATACCACGCAACGACGAATCAACAGAATTTGCGGTTGGGTACTTGCGCAAACCCGACCGTGCGACATTAAAGGTTGTCATTTCAAAGATTGACAACGACCCGGTTTCAGCAATGGAAATTTTATTGAATACGTGTTGGTTGGAGGGTGATGAAGATATAAAAACCGATGACGAATTGTTTTTTGGCGCAATGGGGCAATTGCAACAAATGGTCACAATTAGAACCGGCGAATTAAAAAAAATTTAAGTGACAACCGAATCCGCCCCGGCGACGATTGGGACGAATTAAAAAAATACGATGCTTTAATCCGGTTTTATTTTCGAATGGAGCCGGATTTATTAACAGACGACGAATGGTCGGAACGGGTGAACGATTTGTTGTTTTGCCTCAAATTTCAAAGTGAAAAATTAAATCCTTTTAACGTGTAAAAATGGCGGACAATACGGTCGAATACAAATTATTATTGAACAACAAACAATTCATTTCCGAATTGTCGGAGGCGGTCAACAAAACCAAAGGATTGAAAAAAAACGTTGACCAAACGAAATCGTCATTTTCCGGTATTGGGTCATTGATTGGAGGGTTGGCAATTGGCGGTTCAATCGCAATGATTGGAAAATCAATCTTTGATTTGGGTGTATCAATGGAACAAACCCGTGTTTCATTTGCCACGTTTACCGGTTCAGCCGAAAAGGGAAACCAGGTTTTAAAAGAATTAAACGAATTTGCCAACGTAACACCGTTTGACAACGCGCAAGTGATTGAGGCGTCGAAAACATTGTTGTCGTTTGGTGTCACCGCTGAGGAATTACAACCAACTTTAAAATTAATCGGTGATATTTCAGCCGGGACCGGAAAAGATTTGTCGGAAATGGGGCGAATTTTCGGTAAAATTAAAGGCAACGGGCGATTAATGGGCGAGGAATTAGGGCAATTAATTGACGGAGGGTTCAATCCGTTAAATGAAATTTCCAAACGTACCGGATTAAGCCAACAAGAATTGCGCAAGGAAATGGAAAAGGGCAATTTATCCTTTGAAATGGTTACGCAAGCATTCAAGGACGCCACATCGGAGGGCGGACAATTTGCTAATATGATGGACAAACAATCCAAAACGGTTGGCGGTCGAATTTCAACAATGGTTGGAAAATTTCAATCATTAGGAATCGGAATTGGCGAGGCGGTTTTGCCTAAATTGGGCGAAATTTTGGACGGTTTTATGAATGTATTTGAATGGACAATGACCAATTGGAGCAAAATAAAAAACGTTTTTATGCCATTGTTACCAATTTTCAATATGTTAATTGATGATTTAAACCAAATGCGGGTTCAACTCGGGTTGATTGGAAGTGAAACAAAACAATTGGAGTCAATTTTTAATTTTTTAGGCAATACGTTAAAAATTTTAGCACCTATATTGAAATTCACAACCGGTTTGGCGTTATTTCCAATCCGTGCATTGGTTTATTTATTGACCGGTGCAATTAAATTAATAAACGGTTTTACCGGCGCATTGATTGGCGGTTTCACGGCAATATGGAACGCCGGGAAATCAATGTTCGGAAATTTAGGCGATTTGATAATTGGCGTTTTAACACTTGACAAAGATAAGATAATGTCGGCGGTGAATGGTTTTACTACAATAGGAAAACAAATCGGTGTTGGGTTTTCAAATGGAGCGAAAGAGGGTGCGACCGGTTTGTTGGGAAAAGATTATTTTGCAAGCGACGGAATCGCGGGAACAACCGGAAAACGTGGGAAAGCTACCGGAACAACCGGACGTTTTGTTGAACGTAAAGACCGAACAACCGGCGGTTTAATGGATTTAGCAACCGACCCAACAAAACCAACAAAGCCAGGAGCAACAACCAAACCGGATTCAAAAATTGGGGGCGGTTTGTCGGAGGTCAAAGGAACAAAAGCGGTCAATTTAACAATCAATATTGGTTCATTAGTAGAACGATTTGACGTTACAACGGAAACAATTACCGGGGGCGCAAATTCAGTAAAAGACGAAATTGTCCGTGCATTATTGGGGGCGGTCAACGATGTCAACACAATTTCATTATCACAATAAAAAAAAATGGCTCAATCAAAATACAACCTATCGAATACAACGCCGAATTTTCAGAAACCCCGACCAATTTTTTTACCTATAAACGGAAAAGAAAACGACGATTGGGACGAAGTGAACGTTGGACAATTAGGAAACCCGGTTTATTCAAATTTAACATTTGACGCGAAAACGTATATCTACGGTGACAGAGAGGAAACTTTTTTGGAATTAGTCATAAATTCGGTAATTATAAGCGTTTCCCAATCAAAAAACATCGTTAAAACGTCAATTCAAGGTCGTTCGGGGACGGTCAAAGAATACATTTGTGACGGCGATTTTTCAATTTCTGTTGAGGGTCAAATAATAGACCCGGACGCGTTGGTTTATCCGGAAAAAAGGGTCAAAGATTTAATAAAATTGCTTAATATACCAATGGAATTGGCGGTGACATCGGAATTTTTATTGCGTTTCGGCATTTTTAACGTTGTGGTAGATTCTTATTCATTCCCACAACAAAAGGGGTCGCGCAACGTTCAACCGTTCACGTTGTCGTTGTCAAGTGAAAAACCGTTGGAATTAGATTTGAAACCGTACGATTCGAGGCGTTCGTCAATCATTTTACCAAAATTTAGGGCGTGAAAAGGCTTAATTGTAGAATAGAGCGGTGGGACGCCAACGGCGATTTTATCGAGTGGGATTTTATCACGGAAATTGAAATCAATTCGAGTTGGGCGGAATTTACGGAAACGGCGAAATTGACATTTCCGAATAAAATTCAGTACAAAAATAAACCAATTGTAAATGGTGACGAATCAATTTTTAAGCGTGGCGATAATATAGAAATATTTTTGGGTTACGACGACACAATCATTTCGGAATTTTCCGGATATATTACAAAAATAATTCCAGGCGTTCCAATTGTTTTGGAGTGCGAAAACGAGGCGTTTTTATTGAAACAAAAAACGATTAAAAAATTGTCGTTCAAATCGGTAACATTAAAGGAATTATTAACCGCCATTATTCCCGACGGAATACCGGTTGTATCACCGGACGCAAAATTGGGTGCGTTTAGAATCACGAACGCAACGTCAATGCAAGTACTTGACGAACTTAAAAAAACATACGGATTCCCGGCATTTTTCAGAAACGGCACATTGTACGTTGGACAAACATACGTTGGAGCATTAAGGGAAACACACGTTGTTGAATTTGAAAACGATGTGATTTCGTCTGATTTGGAATATAAAAGAAAAGAAGATTTGAAAATCAAAGTCAAAGCAATTTCGATGTTGGAGGACAACACAAAAATTGAAATTGAAACGGGCGACGACGACGGCGAATTGCGAACGTTGACATTTTACAACATAACATCTGAAACGGAATTGGAAAAAATAGCATTGGCGGAATTAGACCGGTTAAAATTTGACGGTTATGCGGGGTCATTCGAAATGTTCGGTCAACCTACAATTCAGCACCAACACGTTGTTGAAATTATTGACGGAAAATTCCCGGAGCGTTCCGGCGAATACTTTGTCAAATCGCACGGTGTGACATTTGGACAATCCGGTTTTAGACGAAACATTGAATTAGGGACAAAAAGTTTATGAGTACAATAAAACAATTAATTGAACAATTGGTTTCGGGCGTCGTTAAAAACGAACAAATTTATTCGGTCGTTTGCAAGGTTGTAAGCGTGGACACGGCAACGCAAACGTGCGATTGCGAGCCAATCAATGACGACGCCGACATTTTCGACGTACGGTTGAAAGCTAATTTGTCAAATGAAAACGGCGTTTTAAAAATACCGGTTGTAGGTTCAAACGTGATTGCAACATTTTTGAACAAACAAATTGCGTTTGTTTCGGCATATTCAGACGTTGAAAAAATAGAAATCAAAATAAATGATATAAATTTGGTTGTTGACGACAACGGTTTTGTGTTTAACGACGGGAATTTGGACGGAATGGTCATTGTCGGGGAATTGATTAAAAAATTGAATAGTTTAGAAATGGCATTTAATCAATTGAACACAGAATATAAAACACACGTTCACCCAATCGTTGGGGCGTTGCCTTTGTTACCGCCAACACTACCAACAAGCACGCCAACATTGAGTGCAACGACGCCGTTTTTGTCGCCAACGTTACAACCGGAAATTGAAAACAAAAAAGTGAAACATTAATGAATGATATATTAGTTTTAAACGGTGAAATACAATTTTCCAATGGTGATTTCAAAATAAGTGATTCCGGCAACCAGGAAATCGACCATATATTGCAAGCGAATAAAGGCGTTTTTAAACAATCGCCATTGGTAGGTGTTGGAATGACCCAATTTTTGAATGGTAACACGTCGCGAAATGAAATCAAAAAAGCAATTGACATTGGATTGCAATTTGACGGTTTTACAATTGAGGAAATCACATTTGACAACGGAATAATTGACGTAATAGCAACAAAATGAAAATAGTAACAACGGAAAACCAAACAATTTTTGATATATTAATACAATATTATGGTTCAATTGAACCGTTATTTGATTTTATGGAGGACAACAACATTGTTTCCGTAAACGAGAACGTCAACGCCGGTACAACATTTATAATTGACGAAAATTTGGTTGTTGACAATTCGGTTGTTGATTATTTAGTCAGTAAAAAAACAAGTGTTGCAACATCGGACGGTTCGGTAAATGGCGACTTTTCATTGGATTTTAACAACGATTTTTAAATTAATTAAATGGCACAAAAAACAAAGGCGCAATTATTAGCCGACATAAATTCATTTATAACAACCAACGGAAACAAAGAAATAACCGGTGCAATTTTAAATCAATTATTAATTGATTTGAATGATTCATTAGCGAATTTGTCAACCGATTCGGAATTGATAGGTTTAAACGAATTTGACGTTGCCCGAACTTACGCGTTGGGCGATTGTATGGTTTACCAAAATGAAATCTACCAATCCGGCGAAATCGTTTCGCCTGGAGTATTAGACTTGGCGCAATGGGTTAAACTTACAACATTAAGCGACCCGGCGACGGATTACGATTTTGTACCTTACGAGAATGCAACAACGTACAACATTGACGACCGGGTTGAATTTGCCGGGAAACTATTTAAGTGCGATATAAACGGAACGGTTGGAATTTTTCCCGACGACATTTCAGCAAATTGGACGGAAATTTCAGCGGGTACGGGTTTATTTGGTTTAAATTATACAACCGAAACACTTTATAAATTGGGCGATGTTGTAACTTATACCGATAATAAATTATATATTAAAACGGCATTAACAACACCGTTTTATTCAACGGATTTTGCAACGGAATTGTCCGGGTTGGAGTGGGTTTTATTTCACCAATTAAACAAAACGGACGTTGGATTGTCGAATGTTGACAACACATCGGATTTGAACAAACCAATTTCAACGTTGACACAAACGGCGTTGGATTCTAAGGTCGAATTTTGGAATCAAAGCGTAACTACTACCAACGCAACATTGACGACCGCCACGGGGTCGAAAACAACCGCAACAAATACAAATTATGATTTTGTTTCAAAAATTGTTGGACGTCAAACGGTTGTTGGAGCGGACGGGGTTGTTGGGAATGTTTATTCTTATGAAGTTGCCGGAGCGGTTCAAAATATAGCCGGAACAACTACGTTGTCAAACATAACCGGTACAAATATAATTGAGGGGTTTGCATTGCCAATTGATACCACAACCGGACACGCGGTTACCGTTTCAATTTCGGGTCAAAATGTAGATTTCGGACTAAAAGGATTGAGCGGAACAATTGTTTGGACAATAAAAACTATATTTACGGAAATCTAAAACAAATAAAATGCACGAACAAAAACACCTTGACGACCGGATTTATTACGAATTACCAATTGCGCACCCGTCATTTGAGGCAATTCGAAAAAGTTGTGTAAATGTAGGACACGAAACAATTGACGATTATAGAAAGTCAAACGACGGATTGTTGGTTGTTGTTGCGTCGTACGTTCAAATTCACGGGTTGACGGTGTTTAACCCGGAAAATGAAAATTGGGTTCAACTTGACGAATTGTTTTAATGGCAAACGGTTTAATTATACAATCGCAACCGGGCGACACAATCATTTCAACGAGTTTTAACGGTGTAAATGAGTATATTTCAATGGGTGATACTTTAGGTTTTGAACGAACAAACCCTTTTAGTATTAGTATGTGGGTATATCCAAATGATATTACAACTTCGCAGGGGTTGGTAACTAAACAAATACAGGGCTCTATATTTAGAGGGTATCAATTAAACATAATTTCTAACGGCAAGTTATATTTTGCTTTAATAAATACCGTTTCCACGAATAGTGCAGTAGTAACTACTTTGAATGGGGCATTATCTTTATCAAATTGGCAACATATAGTATTAACATATAATGGAAGTTCAAACACAACTGGAATAAATTTTTATGTGAACGGAGTTTTAAAAACAAAAGATACACCTTCTTTTAATAATTTATCAGGAACTATTATAAATAGCGTTGATTTTCAAATAAGTGCAAGAAATGGGGGTAATATACCTTTCAATGGTAAAATAGACAAACCAATAATTTATAATACTGAATTAACCGCTGGACAAGTCACAACCGCATACAATTTTGGTCGTAAAACCGGAATAATTCCCGGGTTACCAACCCCCGTTTCACAATGGGAATTGGACACGTTAAACCCGGTTGACGTTGTAGGAACAAATAATGGAACATCCTTTTTTATGGATTCAAACAATTTGATTGTCGAAAGTTCGGGCGAACCGGAGGACATACCAAACAACAATGGTTTAGTTGTTAGTAGTCAAGTTTCTAATACAATAATATCAACGAGTTTTAACGGTGTGAATGAGTATATTTCAGTTCCACATAATGCAAGTTTGTCTTTTGAAAGAACGGATAGTTTTAGTATTAATTTTAATTTTTATAGCAATGATAATACCTCATTTAATATAATTATAGCAAAAATGCTGGATTCGTCACCATATAAAGGATATGCGATTTCTAAAACGGAATCAAACAAAATAAGGTTATCACTATCAAATACCGCTATGTTAAACGATTTAGTAGTGGATACGGTTGACACTATACCTTTCCAACAATGGATAATGATAACTGTTACCTATAATGGCACTAGTGTAGCTGGGGGGGTTAATATATTTTTCAACACAGTAAACAAAACGATTACTCCTATAAGAAGTAATTTAACCGCTTCAATATCAAATATTAGTCCGTTGTGGATAGGGGCGAGGTATGTCAGTAATACAACAAATGGGTATATAGATAAGGTTATCATATACAATGATGTTATTACAAGTGGAGAAGTAACAACTATTTACAATTACGGTCGTAAAGCGGGGTTAATTGGAATAGGTGGAGAAGTATCACAATGGGAGTTAGACGCAACAAACCCGGTTGACGTGGTCGGCTCAAATAATGGAACATCGTTTTTTATGGACGCAAGTAATATCATTGTCGAATCCGCGGGTCAAGGCGACATTCAAAACAACAACGGAATAATAATTTCAGAACAATAAAATGAAAAAATTTTTTAATACATTAGGGTTTTGGTTTAACAAAGTGACCATTGCAAACAACCTAACATTCGCGGATTTAGGCAACCCTTTATTCACTTTAAACGGTACATTTTTAGTCAATCTAAAAACCGCCATTGCGGATTCATTCCGATTTCGTGACAACACAAAAGGGTTTGACATTATAAGCATTGACACCGATTTAAACATTGTTGAATTGGGCGAAAATTACGACGGTCAAGGGTTTGCCGGAAAACAACGAATATTTGTAAACCAAACAAACGTTGCGTCCACATTGGGCGGGACAATTGATTCAACAAAGGAATATTTTATTGACGGAATAGTTGATTGCACCGGAGTATCAATTGAAATTCCGGCGACCGGTATTTATTTAAAAGGGTACAATTTCGACACATCACAATTGGTTTGTTCCGATTCAAGTTATACAATGTTTACATCGCCGGTTGGGGGTTCGGGCAACGTTTTAATGGCGGAATTATCAATTGAAGTTTCCGGGACGTCCTCAAAAGTATTTGACATTTTCAGCGACACCGGATTTGAAGCGGTCGAAATAAATATTGTCAATTTTAACAATTGCACATCGTTGGGAACAATCACAAATTACCGTCAAGGGTTGGAAACCGGAACGGGTCGTTTTGGAGGAAAACCGGAATTAACATTGGCGGGTGTTTGGGTTGGAGGGTACACAATAAGAACGTCAATTGTTAGGTCGTTAACCGCCGGAACTTATAATTTATTCAAAGCGGGAACGGGTTTTTTGATGTCGTCAAGGTTCAAAACAGATATTAATTGCGATTTGCCGGCGTCCGCGTCATTTGTTGATTTTGCACCGGCTAATTTTGTGAATCCGTCAACGTTACAATTTGACGGTGTTTTATTAACACGTGCGGGTGTTTATAATTCCACGGATTCATTATTGACACCAAACATTTCATATTCAGATTTGGCGTCAAATTGGACGAATTGCCAGGGGTTGCAAAATACATTTGTCGGTGGTTTTATTGCAATTGGTACAGAATTAGAAACCACAATCAACACGGTTGACGTACCGGAAACGGTTGTTGCGACGGCGTGGACAACCTCCGATTTGGTACATTTTGACAACCCGTCGGGCGGTCAATTGCGACACCTTGGAAACAACCCCCGGGAATATAGATTGGTGTATGATTTGCACGTCAAAGGAACGGCGAGCAAAGTCGTAACGATAAGAGTTAAAAAATACGATAGTTCATTAACTACATTTTCAACGGTATTTGACCAACAACGAGTTGTAAACAATTTGGTTGGGTCGGACGACAAAGCATTTTTTAATATTGATTTAACAACAACATTAGACCAAAATGATTACATTTATTTAGAAATAATTAACAACACCGACGATTCAAATTTAACCGTCGAAAATTCTTCATTTTTTAGATTAGAACAAAGATAATGGCACGAACAATAAATGAAATTTACAACGTAATTGTTGCGGAAAAGGACAACCAAACGGAATTGTCAGCATTACAACCAGTCGGTGATTCGGCGTCGGGTTTGACAACGGATTTGTCCACGGGTTCAAAGGTTGCAATATGGAGGTTGTGGGCGTGGGTTACATCGGTAGCCATTTGGACATTGGAAAAATTATACGACGAATTTGTCGCTGAAATCAACGCGAAAATTGAATTGACCAATTACGGAACCAATTTATGGTGGATTGATAGAATGAGAAAATACCAATTCGGGGACAATTTGGTAATTGTTGAAACGGCGGGCGAAAAGTCATTGACGTATTCAGTAATTAACGAAAATTTGCAAATCATTGATTTCGTTGCAATAAGTGATTCCGGCGACGGTGGGTCAATTATTAAGGTTGCAAAGGACGACGGGTTCGGATTGCCGACACCATTGAACACGGCGGAATTATTAGGGGCGATTGCTTACGTTGATACACTGCAACCGGCGGGTGCAAAATTAGGGGTCATTTCCAGGGCGTCCGATTTGGTAAAATACACAATTGATTTATATTATAATCCTTTGTTGGATTTAGCAACAATAACGGCGAATGTTGAATTGGCGGTTGTAAATTACCACAAAAATTTGGAGTTCAACGGGGCGGTGATTTTATCGAAATTAGTTGACGAAATCCAATCGGTTGACGGTGTTTTTGATTTGGTTGTGAATAGTGCGTCCGGCAAACCGTCCGGCGGAACTTATTCAGTTTTCAATAGAAAATATAGTACGTCCGCGGGTTTTGTAACGGTTGACCCGGCAAACCCTTTGTCCGCAACAATCACATATTTGCCAAAATAAAATGGAAAAGTACATTGTAAATTTTAATTTATTGGTCATTAGGTTGACACCGTCATTTTTACGAATGGAGCCGTTGACCGCGTGGTTTGTTGCATTGTTTAAACCTTTGTCAGATTTAAACTATACATTAGTTTCTTTTATTTCGGCGGTTCGTTTAACGGTTTCATATAATTCGCAACGATTGATTTTTGAAACGTATTTGAACGATTTATTCGACCCGGTTGACCGTGGAATTGTAATTGAAAACACGTTTAAATTTGTTGAACGTTTATTTATATTTTATAAAATTGAATTACAAACCGAAAATCAACAATATAATTATTTAGATTCGGAGGTACAACCGCCTAAATTCATATATTCGCATTTAGAATTGGGGTTGAATTATGATTTTATTGTAAAAGTTCCGGTTTTATTAGTTTACAACGCTGAAAAAATGAATGAAATTATTTTAAACACAAAATTAGCGGGGAAACGTTACGAAATACAAACATATTAAATAAATAATTATGCAAAAAATTGATTTTAAGATTGGAGGACACCCGCAATTGAATGACGATTTGGTTCACATTCAAAACGGTGTTTACAATGATATTAAGGCAATCACGGATTCATTATTCAGAAACCGCACCGGTTCAACACCATTTCGTTTGTTGGACGGTTTTGTTGTAAGCGAACCAACACCGGGGAATTTTACGTGGACGTCTGGTTTCTGTTACATTGACGGAATCGTTTATGAAATACCGGAGGAAACGACACCACAAACGATTGATTTTAATTTATACGGTGTTTATGCAACTACAACTTATGACTTAACAATCGACCCGGTTTTGTACGAAAACGGTTCGCCGGAATTTGTCCACGAAAAAAGAATCATTGAATTTAAGGAAATAGCAACAAATGTTGGTTCACTTGGAACGATGACAGAATTACAACGATACGAGGGTTTAGACGTATTATTGCAAAATTTATTGAGTGATTACGGAAAAGAGGTTTTAAAAGACTTTATTGTCAACGACGGTTGGGTCAATTTAACGATTTCAACCGGAATTTCAACAATCGTTGTACAACCGCAAGTCCGTTTGTCGGAGGGGTTAGTCGAATTTAGAGGTCGTTTTGTGATTACGTCGGACACGTGGTCGTTTTTATTGCCAGGAACGTATCAACCGCCATTGGGCGTAAA